ATGTACAGAATTATATGAAATAATTGCCTTCTTAAAAACTTGCAATCCAAATACAATGTTTTCTATTCATACAAATGGAGGATTTAGATCTGAAAAATGGTGGACACAACTAGGAAAACTTTTTAAAAATACAAATTCATATGTTATTTGGGGTATAGATGGACTTGAAGATACAAATCATATATACAGGAAAAATGTCAAATGGAAAAAATTATGGGCAAATTTAAATGCTTATAATGATGCTGGTGGTAACTCAGTATGGCAGTTTTTAGTATTTGAACATAATAAACATCAAATTAGGACTGCAATGGATTTGAGTAAACAAATGAATATAACATTTGATACTAAAGAAGCATTTGGTTTTGGCATGCGAGAAAAAGACGGCATAAAGGAAATATATCCTATTGAAGTTTTCGATAAAGATGGAAATTTTGAATACTCTATAAATCCTCATAATAGTAATGAGCCAAATGTAAAAGTATTAGAATTAGATCCTGAGAGGAGAAAATTTACAACAAGCGAATATAGACTATACCCTGAATATATGAATTTAAAAAAAGGTCAATTCGATATAGATTGCAAAATAGGTAAAAATACATCTGATTTATATATAGATTGTGATGGAGCTCTACTTCCGTGTTGTTTTATAGGTGCTGGAATATATACCTCTCCATTAGATAAACAATTACAAAAACAATTTTTTAACAGAGAAGAATTTATACCTAGAAAAGATTATACATATAAAGATATATTTAAAAATTCTTACTATACAAATACAATTCATCAAGGAATTTTAGGCGATTTACCAGAACAGCCAAAATATACAGTCAAGTGCATGGAAACTTGTGGTAAATGTCTGTAACATAAACCGATAAATAGTAACATGCCAAGAATAAGTTTATGGAATCCGGTAAAAACACATGACTACAACTTTGTAGACAGAGTTGTTGGCGAGCATATCTATGCAGGTGGAACAGGCGTTCATATACACAAATACTTAGGAGTACATGGTGACGATGATGGTACAGATGCAACACGTCCATCTCCTGAAGCCGGCAGTAATTCAGAAGTCTTTATACAAGATTTACTATTTTTAGAAAATAGAGATAGAAAATACGACAAAGACATATATGAACTTCGTGGTCAATATAATATAGGCGATAACGACGCATTTGATTTAACACAATTTGGTATGTTTTTAGCAAACGACCAAGTGTTTATGAACTTCCATATAGAAAGTATGATACAATCAATAGGCAGAAAACTTATGCCTGGTGATGTTTTAGAGCTACCGCATTTGAGAGATGATTTATTACTAGGCAGTGATGATGCAGTAAATAGATTTTATGTAGTCACAGATGGAGCAAGACCAAGTGAAGGTTATGATCCTAGATGGTGGCCACATTTGTGGAGAGTTAAGTTGGGTCCAATAACAGATTCACAAGAATACAGAGATATTCTTGGAACTGGTGAGGAAGAGGAAGATTTAAGAAACTTAATTAGTACCTATGCTAACGAAATAAAAATTAGTGATGCTATTTTAAAACAAGCAGAAAAAGATGTTCCGTATGATCCTCAATATAGAGATACTGCACATTTATACTTTGATGAAGAAGTTCCTGATAAACCTGCTGTAGGTTTAGCCTTTGGCGGTAATGATGGGCAACCTATAAATGGGTTAAATGTTGTTGGAAGTGGAGAAAGTTTCCCAACTAGTGGAACTAGTGATGGAGATTACTTCTTAAGAACAGACTTTGCTCCAAATAGATTATTTAAAAAATCAGGATCAAGATGGCTTAATGTTGGATCAGATGAAAGAGGAAACTGGTCTGCCGCAAATAGAATACTTTCAACATTTATAAATAATGATACTATTACAATCAATTCAGATGGAGAAACTTCAAGCGAAAGGGTTAACCTTAGTAAAGTAGTAAAACCCAAAACGGATAATTAAAAATGAAATTTGATGAAATTAAAAAATTACACGAAAACCAAAATGTAATAAACAAGTTAGAAGATAAAAAATCTAATTTAGAAAGTGCTCTAAGTTCTGCTAGAAGTATCACAAAAAATATTAAGTATGTAGATACCCACGTTGAAATTGTTAGCCAATTAGGAACACTTGCTGAAGAAAATGGTTTAGAATTAGATGAATACCAAGAGCGTCAGGTTTTTGATGCTAAAAACAAATTAGAAAGTGCTATTTACGAATTAGAAGAAGTATTTAAAGATGCGATAAGACATATTTCTAATAAAATAGACGAGTTAGAAGAAGAATAAAATGGCTGGAAAAAATTTAGATTACTGGTATGATGAGCAGATAAAGAGATATCTTATTCAAGTTATCAGGATTTTTTCTAATTTTAAAGTTAGAGAATTTACAGAAAAAGGAACAAAATATAATAGAGTTCCTGCCAGATATGGTGACAGTAGCAGAATGGTAGCAAGTATATTGCGTAATAATTCTGAGAACGTTATTAATAGTGCACCATTTATAGCCCTAACAATACAAAGTATTCAACCAGCAAGAGACAGAACACATGAACCTTTTTTAGTAGACACCCAACAGGTTGCAGAAAGAGAATTTAATAAAGAAACTGGTAGTTATTCTTCAACACAAGGCAATTTATATACTACACAAAGGTATATGCCTGTTCCATATAATTTGACTTTTAACATTGATATATGGACTACAAATACAGATACCAAATTACAAATACTAGAACAGATTTTTGTTTTGTTCAATCCAAGTATCCAGTTGCAGTCAAACAGTAATCCATTAGATTGGACTAGTGTATTTGAAGTAGAGCTTACTGACATAAATTGGTCTAGCAGAAGTGTTCCAGCCGGCGTTGATGAGCAATTAGATATTTCCACAATGACTTTTAGTAGTCCTATATGGATTTCTCCTCCAGCAAAAGTTAAACGTCAAAGTATTATTCAAAGAATTATAAATGATATTCATTCATCTCCTAATTTAGACGATTTAGGATACAGTGAAGAATATGCAGACTTTTTTGGGTCTGTTGCAGAACTTGGTGAAGTTGTTGTTACGCCAAATGACCTGTATGTACAGATTGCAGGTAGTACTGCAAGACTTGTTAATAATGCAGGAATAGGTCAGAAATGGTCAGACATAATTGAAATGTTAGGTGAAATAAAAGCAACAAGTAAATTAAAATTAAATGTTTCTGCTGATACAGACAATGAACTCAACATGCTTGTTGGTAGTGTCACTGCTAATCCGTTAGATGATACTGCACTAATATTCAATATAGATTCTGATACATTACCTGTAGATACTTTAGATGATGTAGACAAAATAATAGACCCTAGGGATAATTATCCTGGTGATGGTACATTACCTGCCTCAACTACAGGCCAGAGATATCTGATTACTGAAGATATAGATAAAACAGGATACCCAAACTGGAATATAGATGCATCTGAAAACGATATAATATCTTATAACGGCTCTGCTTGGACTGTAGTTTTTGATGCTAGTTCTATATCAACAGCACAGTTTACAACCAACTCATTTACATCCAAACAATTCAAATGGACAGGCATAGGCTGGATAAGTAGTTCTGAAGGCGAATATAAACCTGGCTTTTGGAGACTCGTACTATAATGAAGACCACTGCGGCAGGAGTTGTTTTTCTTGCCAAAGATACTGGTAGGTGCTTATTACAACTCAGAGAAGGAAACAAACGATTTAATCACACCTGGGGGTTTTGGGGAGGTATTATTGAACAAGGAGAAACAGCATATCAATGTATCCAAAGAGAATTAGAGGAAGAGATAGGATTTATTCCTGAACTAGAAAAACTAAATCCCATAGATGTATATCAAAGCAAAGACAAAAACTTTTATTATTATAGTTTTGTGTATGTTATAGAAAAAGAATTTCTTCCTACACTAAATGAAGAAAGTTGTGGTTATGCCTGGGTAAATATAGGGCAATGGCCTAAACCATTACATAACGGTTCCAAAATTACATTATACAAAAATGGTGGTACAGAAAAACTACATACTATACTAGAAATAAATTCCTGATAAATATTAGTATGAGCAAAGGCGAAATAATCGATTTTGTTGTTTTGCGGATAACTACTGAACTAGATAAGTATCAAAGAACTAAAACAATTCCACATACACTACTTGAAGGCGCAATAGAAATAGACGAAATAAAAGATGTCTATTATGGGCAGTTATCTACAAAATATCAAAAAATATTTGATAAACTTTTAAAAGAGTATCATCAGAATATTGGCGAAAATATCGACTCCTTAAAAAAAGCGATGAAAAAAGACTATGCCAGAGTAGTTAAAAATATGGCCACAGAACATGATAGTTTTAGATTTAAACAAGTAATGAATTCGTATAGGCCTGGAATAAACCCTGTAAGAGCTTTATTTTATCAAACCAGAGACGTTTTGAAAAGATATAATCCAGATCATCCTTATCATTATTGGCTTATAGACTTAGTAACAGATACCGAATATAATAATATTATTAGAGATGCCTTAGCCAAAGATGTTCAAAAATTAGAAAAAATAATTAAAAGATATTATTTTCCTTTAGTAAATCATGGTGATGGAATACCTTTAGAATTGTTTCATGCTAAACAGCAACTAAAGGATTTTAGGCATTACTATATGTTTTTTAGGAATCTATTAACTTGGGAGGCTGACGAAAATTTTTAAAAAACTTCTTTCTTATTTACTGCTCTAAATGATACAATTAATCTGTGAGATTTATTTTCATCATTAAAGGCACTATGAAAACTTTTATCTGATACTCTAAATAGAAATAACGTTCCTGGATTACCACCCACTGTTTGTAAACTTTCTGGAATGCATTCATTATTTTCATCGTGATCATATATGTTAGTACCAAATGTATATTCAGGATTACAGTAAACTATACCCCTAACCGGTGGTACATAGATGTTGTCTTCAGGAGGATAATAATCATTATGTATATGTAAATTTTGTCCTCTAGATATCATGTTATTAACAGTACGAATTTCATCTACATCAAGATTCCAAACATTATTAATTGCCTGACATATCTGATCTTGTTTTTCAATAATTAAATCATTAATATTATAATAATCTGTTACATACCTTGGTCCAGTTGTTGGGTATTTTGAATCCGAAATATCTTGATAAATACTTAAATAATTTTCAAACATGGTTTTATTATCTAATCCAGAAATAAAATCCTCTACTATAATATGTCCAAAAGGTCTTAAATTCAGATTACCATGATTTATTTTATCTATATTTTGTAAAATCATTTTGAAGTTTTCCTTTCCACTCCGTCCCATTCGCCTTTAGGCATAGGTTGTTTAATTCTTTCTGCATAAAGATCTGCAAGGGTATCGTTCCAATTATGATCTTTAATTATTTCTAGTTGATTGGCGCACTCTGCCCATGACCTGTTTTGATATGCATCAACCATTCTGTTTACCACTCTTGCATATTTATGATCTTTTAGTATAGTATAAATAGTTACTGGTGCTGTTTGTCCTTTAACTGCAATTTTGTCTAACATTGTTAAGTTTTCCGGCGTTGGTATTTGTTTTAGTGTATGCTCTGTAAACATAAAGAACACACCATACTCTTTTGTTTGTGCTTCTAAACGTGCCGCTAAGTTTACACTATCACCTAATACGGTGTAATCAAAACGTTGGTTACTACCCATGTTACCTACTACAGCATCGCCTGTGTTAATACCTATACCAACACCTAATTCCATTAAGCCATCTGCTTTAAGTTCTTTATTGAGAGTTGCTAATTCTGTTTCCATTTCCTGTGCTGTTTCGATTGCCAACTGAGCATGGTTATCAACATCAAGTGGGGCATTCCATATCGCCATTAAGGCATCACCTATATACTTATCTATTGTGCCTTCTTTACGCATAACTAAATCAGTCATTGGAGTCATATATCTGTTTATGAGTTTACCTAAACCTTGTGGGTCTGTTTTAAACTGTTCCGATATGGGAGTAAACCCACGAATGTCTGAGAACAAATATGTCATTGTTCTTGTGTCACCACCTAAACGTAATAGGCTTGGATCTTTTTGTAACTTTTTAACCATTGCTGGTGCAAGGTAATGTTCGAATTGTTTCTTAATTTGTTCACGTAATTTAAACTGTTTATAAAAGTTATTAAATGCCGCCTGTGTGAATACTAAAAATCCACTTAGAACAGGAAATGTTGCGTCTACTAGTACTAAACTACCTGTGTATTGTCTTACACTATAATATGCTATACCGCCTAAAATTGCTA